TATATTTCGTGTTCTAACATTGGGTCAACTGCAATCAAACCATCTAGTTCATGTTCTCTAAATATGGCATTACAACCATATACTTTACCTTTACTTTTCAGTAGTTCGACATCTATGTCTTTTCTACTCTCACCATTACCTAATACAAATAAATTCTCACTCATGTTTTACTCATTGATATACCAAGTCTAGGTGTCAAAGGTATAACATTATGTTTAATACCTTTAGGCACAAATATTAAATCACCTGGTTTTAGTATGTAATCTTTTTCTTCTATCACCCACTTTGTTTCACCTTGGCATTGCCAGAAACAAACATTAACATTGTCCGCATGTTCACCAAATGTAGGTGCAAGTGTTGTTAAGTTGCAATACAAGTGTGCCACACTATAAGTTAGTTTATCTAATATTTTCTTTACTTTAGGTAAATAATTTATATTATGTGTTACAAAGAAACCAGGTGGGGTAGATGATTTAACCTCTAGTCCTTCTTTCATACTTCTATCGTAATCATGTATTGCTTCTTCCCAAGTTACCACATCACTCGCAAAATTATTTGTTACTGTTATCATACCATTTCTTTCAGTTTTAATTTTAGTTTAGTCTCATTATATTGTAGAAAAGGTTTATACTTTAATATTTTTGTCTTTAGTTGTGGCCATATAATTGTGTCAGAAATATGTTTATCAAAATCTTTGATGTAATTAAACATGTTTTGTAGGACACATAAGGTCTCTAAGGTTACTCTCTTTGCCATATATGTTTTCACTAATATGGGGTGTTGCCCTCTCGTAATTTTAAATATCTTGTTAAAGTCTCCTTGTGATTTTCTTAATAGTTGTGCCATGTCTGTTTCAAAGTAATATGATATACCATCAATTCGTTTTTGTCTATCTAAATGTGCCTCTTGGTTAAAGTCTTTTATGTAAGGCGACTTACTAGAAATGAAGTTGCTAACAAAAAAGTCCACAATACTATCGCCATATTTTCTGGCTGCCTTGATAAAGAAATACTTATCGTTGCGTTGTATAAATGTTTCATAACTTGCTTTAGTCTGTCCGTTAAATTTAAAAAAGTCATAATCGTCCCTCGTAAAATGTAATTTTAGTGCCAAGTATTTCTTGTATGCTTCGTACCCATCTTGCATTATACTGGTAGTGTTGCTGTCTTTGGTAGAAAGTTTAAGTCTTGGGCATTCATCTTTATTTTCTCTTTTAAGTTTCTGTTAATTAAATGTGTTACTTGATCTGGTTCTATTTCTTTTTCTAAACAGTAATCTAATACTGCGTCCATGTGTGATATCTTTTTTTGACTGGCACGCTTTTCTATAAGTAGTGCAAATTGTTTAGGGGTCATCTATAACTTTTCTTTCTCCATGTTTTGTTTCTGTAATTATGTACAGCGTCTGATAGAAATTTTACATGGCGTTTATATTTCTTTTCAGTAGTATTGTGTCTAGGATCTTCACCAATATTCATTTTCCAATTATCTCTTTTGAATGGAAATACATGTGCAATAGGTGTGCCACCAGGTATAACAAGTTCTACATGAGGACCTTCATTTGGGTCCCAATCTTTCATGTAGATAGGAAAGTTTAAATTAAATTCAAACAAGTCTGTATCAATGATACCAGATACGATTTCAAAATATTTTCGTTCTCTATTTATAGGTGGTATAAATAAACAACTGTAACCACCTGGTGTTCTTACTGACCATGGTAATACAAACTTTGCAACTAGATTCCAATAACCATCAGGAAATGGCATGTCTGTATATTGATGTGGGTCATGACCACTAAAGTCTAACATTGGTAATTTACCATACTTGTTATCAATCAATTCACTTGCACCTAGTGTGCCCCACTCTGTCCATAAACTAAAATTGCCTTCTTCATTTACTTGTTTTTTAATCTTTAAATCAAACGGTGTTGGTATACAATAACCACTAGTCATAGCATCAACAAATGGCACACATGCCTTAACAGTTCTTTGATTTATTTGTCTATCATGGTACATTGGTAATTTTCTAAACCAATCTGGCATATTTTGTTTGATAGGGTATGGTTTATACTTTATCAAATCATAGTAAGGGCAAAAAAAATCAATTTTCATTCATTTGCTCATTTACTATATCTAATAATAATTCTGTATCAAATATCCAATCCATACCGTAACCCATTAAACATGTTTGACCTGTTTCTCTAACAGTTAAAAACACAGAGCCATTTTTTAGTTCTTCACTATACCAAAATGACACCCAAGCAAAAGTTTCTGAATTAGGATCACCAACTGATTTTACATCTGACCATGCGATTGATTTTTGTTTAAATATACTACTCGCATACGAAAATACTGTTGGACCTGGACCACAAAATATTGGCACATTTTGCGTTCTCATAACGCCATCTGGAAATAAAGGGTGCTCTTCACTTTGTAATTGTTTTGCAAAAAAACTAACTACAATTAGAATACACCAAAAACTAAGGAAGTGTTTTATAAAATTCTTCGACATATTGTTTTAATTTCTCAAGGTAATCATACGGGTTCTTTTTAAATACTTGCGTTGTACCTTGTTCAGTTGTTATTAGTATTACAATCTGTGGCACTTCTTCACCAAAGTGTTCTTTGTACATTTGAGAATAGGCACTACCTTGTACGAAATAGTTTTCAATCCAATCTTCACTTTTCTCTTTTGTAGATGTTTTGAAATCTATAACAGATAATACACCGTCATACTCGCCAATACAATCAACACGACCAGCAACTGTATAATCACTTGAATACATCGCGGCTTCTTGTAATCTAATATTATTTATTTTAATTAATTCAGGCTTCAAAACATTAAACATCATTCTAGGTAGAAACTGTTTTTTATATTTTTCAACTTCATCAACATTTATATTATTGAGGTGGTCTTCTACCATATTGTGTACTGCCGTACCTCTTGTTGCGGCCTGATTTGATATATGATTGGCGACATCTTCGCCAACTCTTTTCTTCCATTCTAATATGCCTTGTTTACTTTGTGCACCAAGAACAGTAGTAATAGAAGGATAGGATTCGTTAGTCTCTAGGTTTGTATAAAATCTACCAACATCTGAGGTCTTGGCCTTTAGAGGTGGTAAATCTTTCGTTGGGGGTTTGTGTAAAAACATAATATTATTATATCATAACCTGACCAAAAAGTCAAGCAGTTTTCTTTGGAAAGTAAATATTAAATGATAGACTTATTCTGGTGTCCTGTGTTTGATTTCTCAATACACCATGTTTCATATAACCAGGAAACATTATAAGTTTACCTTTTTGAGGTGCATACTTAACAACCTCTTGTGTATAAGATAGAGATTGCTCTGATTGTATTGCAGGATTCTCAAACCATATATGACCATCTAAATCGTTTGTCTGATGGTAGAATACACCTGATATATCTGCATGTCCATGTGAATGAATATGTGCATAATCATCAGGATTAAATTTTGCAATCCAACTCTCTATGGCAAAATCATCATTAAACTTTAATAGACTTCGATTTAATACCGTGTAATATTCTTTTAATGATTTCTCTAACCATGTTTGAAGATGATGGCATTCGTACTCTTTTAAAATATCACCACATTTAGATAGTTCATGGGTCTTACCCCAATAGTCATTATAACTATATGTTTCACTATCTACTGCATTTTGTATTTCTACAAAAATGTTTTCGTCAAATGTTCTATCTACAAAGATTGGTGTAGGATAAAGTAAATCTACTGGCATTATCGCCTAGTAAAAAAAGGGTCTACAGGTTTCTTGTTGAGTTCTTTCTCAACCTCAGACATTCTTTGTAAAAATTTATCAAATTCTTTATTGGCTTTATATACACCATATCTATATGATAGGTATATGATACAACCAACAGCAAGTATATGTAATGTTAAGATATCCATTCTTTTGCCTTTTCTGTTACCTCACTTACTCGTCTAGTCCACCCTTTACCAAATGTGTCAAAGGTAGATAAACTTTCGTAATAGTTTTGTCTCATCAAAGCATATGATGATATTGTTTGTTCTAATCCATAATGGTCAACATACTCTTTGATTTTACCTAGTGTGTTTGGTCCAATGCCACCATCAACGGTTGTGTTTACTAATCGTTGTATAAATTTTGCGGCACGACCTGTACCTGCATTAACAGCAAAGTCAAATATCATTAGGTCAAGTCCTTCAGGTAAATCATCACCCTTTACTCTATCCCAATAATTCTTTTTGTAGATTGGTTCTACATCTTCATGTGTTAAATCTTTCATATCTTTAGTGCCACCAAAGTCTTCGTATACTCTTTTAGTTACACCCATGTTAGTTTC